CCAAAGATAACTGAATTTAATAGAGATAGGAGAGAAAATAAATACACAAATACTAACAGCTCTAAGTGCGTAAAGAATACTTAGAAGATTTTTCTTTTTATATTTAGGTGACTGGATAACAGACACACACAACGAAAGCCCTAGATTTACACAAGATATTGGACTTACACAATATGACTCAGATGGTAATTTAAACCCTTATTTAGGTGTATATGTATTGAATTATTATTTAGATTATGAAGGTATAGACGTTGAAAATAATAATGAACCAATTGATCCAGTATTTAAATTTGATACTTCAGCAGGTACAAAACTTACCCGCATATATGGTAATTCAGAATATGAAAGGGAACGTTTAGATTTATTTACTGCTATGTCTCGAGATTCTGATGATTTAATAATTAAAATTCGTAATGATACATTATCAACGGAAATAAGATATGACAAATATAAAACATTAATAGTTAATCCATATGCAGGTACAGATGAAGACGACCCTATATTAGTTACTGATACTAATTATGTAAATGACCAATTATTAATAAATGAAAACCCAAATGTAACGGCTGCAGTTAAATATTTTAATAGACCATATTATACTACATCTGCTTCTAACAATCAACAAATTATTGCATTTGATAGTAATTTAATTATGAAAAATAAACCAATGGATTATTATGATTCTGCTAATGCTATATGGATGGCACATGATAAACATAGAGATTATAAATCATATAATAATCAACACATAGTAATGTTTCCTGCTGAAACTAAAACATTACCCATTGAAACTACAGATAAACGTGATGATGAATTATATACTGTTAAAATTAATAATATAAAATTTAACAACTTTCAGTCATATGCCGATGGTACAATAATAGCAGATAGTTTTAATAATATTATTGGTTATTATAAATTCGATACGTCATTAATTGATTCTGCACCTGTTGTATGGTATCCAATTGATATTTTATTTACAGCAACATTATTAAATTCATATGTGCCACCTGTAGAAAAACCAAATGACAATGATATATTTACAGATCCTAATTTAATGTCTGTATTTAATAGTTTAGGTGCTTCTGAATATTTTGAAGATGGATTATTTGCGCAGTTTAATAAATATTATATTGAATTTTTATCAAAAGGAACTGCCACTAGTTACAATAACATGTATAATATGATGAATTTACATGATCCATTAAATGATATGTCCACTGAATATTTGTATAGTCCATTTTATCTAAGTAATACATTACCTAATGATAAAAATAAAGAGAAATTAATACGATTTTTTCTAAATAGACAATCAGATTTTCATAGTGCAAAAGGTGTAGAAGAAAGTTATAAATTTTTATTCAAATTATTATATAATGAAGATGTAGAAATTGAAACAGAATCAGGTAACGAATTTGTATATAGTATAATTGTAACATCTGAGTTTATTGATGATAGTATAATAGGAAAAAGAATTAGGACTGTTACAGGTCATGGCTCAGTTGAATCCTTTAGACAATTTTTTGATGGTGGAATATCAAAATACACATTAACATTAGATGCACCTACTGGTAGATTTGCAGCAGGTCAAATACCTACAATAGATTTATATAATGTTAATAATATATACCCTAAAATTGTTGTCAGTAGTGCATTAGAACATAATTATATTAACGATAAAGGATTAGTTGCATTATCTAAAGGTAAGGCATATTATACTATGAAAATTAAATCTGGGTTACAATTAAATCAATATAATTCAGATATATTGAGATTTGTACACCCTGTAGGATTTCCATTCATCGGTATTACATTAATTACTATATTGATTAATAGCGGAATTTCAATTGATACAGTTGATACTGTAATAGAACAAAGTTTAACATTAACATATGATTCCGGAATACCAGAAAATATCCCAGAGTATATATCAAATTTAAATTTATTAAAAGAAAGACAATATACTGGTTTTTATGGTAAAAAATTAATTATAGGTAATAATTCATTAATAGGCATTATGACAGATAGTGGATTAGATGAATCCGATTTTATAATGCAAAATTCAGGGTTTTCTAATGATACTGAATATAATATAGAAAATGAAAATTCAGATTGGTATGGTAAATTACCATCTGAAAGAAGAAAACCATACGCTCCTTTATTTGATAATAGTACATTTTCATTTTCTAATGTATATCGAGGCCCATTAGATTATATGGGTAATGTAGAATATCCTAATTCTATATTGTATAAATATATGTCTGAAAAGGTTATTATTGAAAATGATAGTAACATTAAACAAATACATGTAGGAGAGGTTTAAAATATGGCTACAATTTATAGAGGTACTATATCATCATTTTATAGAACTAACAATTTAATGAATTTCTATAATAATATTATTGATGGAAATACAACAGGAAATTCATTATATTTAACAATAGGAAGGAAAGAAAAATGGGCAGAAAATGAAAATGATGTTGGTTTCGCACCTCCTTATCCATACGATGAACCTGCAGGATATGCTGATGTATGGGATAGATCATTAGGTTTTGTTAAGATTGATGAATCAAGTACAGTTGCCATTTATCCTCGCCGTGATTATGCCGATCCTAATTTAGGTACTAATTCATTAACATTTCAAGAAGGTGATGTAGTTTGTACTAATACAGCATCATATAATAATTCACCATTAAGTGATGCTGGTATAATGGTATACAGATGTGTACAAATACCAGCAACAGGATCTTGTAGTATTGATAATGTAAATACATCTGATGAATTAAATAGTAGAGATACATGTGTTGGTTTAGGTGGTATATGGTATGGTGAAGCTTCACCTGGACAAGATGCAAATATACCAACCGAGAAAGGTATTGCAGTTGATACAGGTGATGGCTATATTTGGGAATTTTTATATACTATACCACCTGAAATTGTTATTAGTGATGTAACTGAAGATTATATAGTTGTACCGTTTCCAATAGATATTGAATCAAATCGAAGTAAATGGGGTTTAGGTAATACAGTATCAGCAGACAATTTTGAAGATAGAACAATATATAATATTAAATGTACATTATTACAATTTAAAATACCATTAACCGTAGCACAATACCCAGATTTATCAGATCCTGCAAATAATGGCTATAGACAATTATCTGTAATATATAATCCAACTGAAATTAGAACACTATATAATGAATCTAATGTAATAGCACAAAAAGAATTTTATTTACCTGAAAGTTTAGAATATAATAGCGGCGAAATAATTTACATGGAAAATCGACAACCGATATATAAGTCTACTTCACAAGAAGAATTAATTACTATTACATTTCAATATTAATTTATAATGAACAACTCTATTATATACATGCATTATAATTCAATTGCTGATAAAGCATATATTGGTAAAACAGTAAAAAATATTAATGCTAGATGGCGACAACATGTTAGTGAATCTAACAGAAATTCAGAATTACATTTTCATAGGGCAATTCGTAAATATCCGCAAGATTCATGGACACATGTTGTATTAGAATATAATATTAACACATTTAGTAAATTAAATCAACAAGAAAAATATTGGATTGCATATTACGATACCTTTAAAGGTAATGGATATAATATGACTGATGGTGGTGAAGGTAGTATTATAGCTAAAGATGTTAAAAATAATATTCATGTTATATCAGCTGATGATCCACGTTATATTAGTGGTGAATTATATGGAATTCGTAAAGGTACAGTAAACGTTAAGGACATTAATGGCAATACAATGCAAGTTGCAATTGATGATCCACGTTATATTAGCGGTGAATTACAATTTATAAATATAGGTATGGTGTCCGTTAAGGACATTAATAGCAATACTATGCAAGTTGCAATTGATGATCCACGTTATATTAGTGGTGAATTAATTCATAATACAACAGGTATGGTTGTAGTTAAAGACAAAAATGATAATACTATGCAAGTTGCAATTGATGATCCACGTTATATTAGTGGTGAATTGATTGGCAATCGATCTGGATTTGTAAGTGTTAAAAACAAAAATGGTAATACTATGCAAGTTGCAATTGATGATCCACGTTATATTAGT